TACCACGAGTGATAGGGTTGGAGCTACGAAGATTCTTTTCGTACTGAGGATTCGGAATTTCAACGTCAAAACGCTTATCCCAATTACGCGAAAGCTCGTTAGCGAGATCAAGATTGTTAATGCGCTGTCCTGCCTCATTGGCAGAAGCAAGGCCAGAGAGAGATTCGTTGAGAGCACTCTGCGTATCAAGAACAAGGATTCGAGCCTTAACCATACGCTCGAGATACGTGCCTTGAATACGAAGCTGATTTAATTCTTCTTTGGCAGTATCAGCAAGCGCCTTAGTCTCCTCAACGCGAGCATCCAGCGTAAGAGAGAGCAGAGTATTGTTAAGGTCATTTAAAAGACGCTCAGACTTAAGCGCGGCGGCCGACTCGATTTCCTTTTTAGCCAACGCTTCATCAACAGCCTTAGAAGCTTCAGCACGAGCCTTATTAAACTCAGGTTCAAAGGTATTGCTACGAATATTTGCAGCCTCAGCGTCATCACGATTAGCGGCAGCCTTATTGCGTTCGATGGTTGAATTGACGCCCATGGCATCAAGGGCGGTTCCAGCAGCGGCAGAACCAACTCCGGGAGGCAGAGGACTAGAGAAGTCAAAAGACCCACCAGAAGGGCCAGAAGCGCCTACAGAACCAGCAGAGCCACCAGACATAGTAGCATTGAGGCCAACACCTGAAGAGCCAAGGACGGCAGCGGGAGTAACACCGGCTTTAAGATAACGATCGAAAACTTTCGAAGGGTCATTATAAGCATTCTCGTAATCAAACTGCTTCTGCCAGTTAGCATAATTGATTTCACCTTGTTTTTGCATTTGCTCCAAAGCGTACTGCTGTTGAAGCTTCATTTGCTTCTGCTGATATTTCCATTGTCTCTTGAGCGAGGGCTTAAATAGGCCAGAGGCAACCTGACCACCGGCGGAAATACCTGCAGCGCCGAGTATAGCACCTGTGGAAACAGGCTCAATGTAGGACTTAAAATCAATAAGTCTCATATTACGGAAGCGTAAAATTGTTCGAGCGAATAATGTAGTCTACGCGAACAGTATCAATATGAACACCTGTCCGAGCAACCTTGGCTTGTGCAGAACACGAAGCAAGGAAGAAAGCCGAAAGAGCGGCGATTATAGACGAAACGAGCGTCCAAAAAGCTTTCGACTTGTAAAAGGGGGTCTTAACATCTGACATGAATTCAAAAATTAAAGAACGATAGAAAAATGCGCGGCCTCTCCTGCAGTCGTTACCAATAACCTCTAGAAATTCACGAACTCTTCCAAGAGGGGTCCGCGCACGTAGCATATATCGTCAAGTAAAGGATATACTATTTTTCTTCAGAATTGGAGGGTTTCGAAGCAAGTTTGGACTTATCGAGCTGAGAATCAATAAGTTCCTGTCCAACCTCGAGACCATCGAACTTATCCATGCGAGAAAAGGAGTTGGGGTCGAAATCGATATCAGGGTTAAACCTCTCTCCCTTCTCAAAATCGGAGGATTCGGCTATCACGTCTGGACGACCAGGAAGGACATCGACGGAACCAGAGCCGTTAAGAACAGAAAGAATGCGCTGACCACGAGAAACATAGGCGGGAGCATCCTCAAGTAACCAATCAAGTGCCATAAAATCAATACATTAGCGATTAGACAAACGAGTTGCGAACGTTTTATTAACTAAATTCTTCTTCTGAACAGAGTACGAGAGGTTGATAAAGAAATTATCTTCCTTATTGGAAGCAAACGGCGAGTTTACCTGATCGATATCTACAAACAGAAGGGAGTAATACTGATTGTAGCTCGCCGACAAAACGCGCTGTTGAACCCAAAAGGAATAGATGGGTAGAGCATCGGAAGCACCCTGGAATCGAGACAGCTGGCCGAGAACCTCATCGTAAGAAGATCGAAATTCGTTGAAGCAAGGCTCGTAAGCCACAGTTTCCGTAGAAGACGTAGTTCCGAAACCAAATTGGAATCCAGGAACATCTTGATATCCAATATCATTATAGATTGGATTAAAGTAGTCGGCTCCGGTGTAATGGAGATAATCAGGGTAGACACCTGCCCAATAGTAGACAGGACGAATACTCAACATATCGATCATATAGCCAGGCTCGCGAAAATAATAAGATTGGCGACGGCCGAGACGCTCGTTGAAGGCAATAGCGCCACCTTGCTGACCGAGAGGACCATTAACGCTTGGGCCAGAGAAATTGTTTTGTCCGGCCTGATTCATTACAATCTGAACGTTGACCGTCTGTGAAGCGCTAAAAAGCAACTTAGGTCTATCAACATGCTCGATCTTAGACGCAAAAAAGGTTTCCAACCAGTCGCTATAACGTGAACCTCCAGCGCCAAGCAAATCTTTATATTCCTGAAGGCGCGAAGCAATAGCCAGTTGCGGTATGGTCGAGACGCCAGACATAGAAACACCCTCGGAGCTGCCGACAGGGAGTAATCGACTGTAACGATCGGGATTTGAAGGTACAACAGCCATCGGATGGGAGACGAGAAATGCTCCAAGCGTAGTAACGGTCGTAGTACTTTCGCCGGAAGCAAACTGATTCGCGGGACCTGCGGTGGTCAGCGAAGTGCTTCCAGGGTAAATGGTAGAAACGGGGTAGCCATTCTTTGATGCAGTAATCGTAGCGCCAAGGTCGGAGAGTAATATCTGAGAAAAAAGATTTCCTCTATTATACGTATTGTTTGACGATGTCACAGCCGAAGGATAGAATTGACTCTCGAAGTAAGCATCTAAAAATTCGAGATTTCCGAATCTTTGCGAGAAAAACGACTGTTTTTCGCGAAACTGAAGAACATTATAAGCGGTACCAGTGCTATTGGGAATGAGATACCAACTACTCGGCCAGGCGAAAGAGTAGAGGCCCCACTGGGAGTAGCCGTAGTAATTGCGGACGATATCCCAATAAGCGAGATACGAATCGGCGGTGCACCAACCTAGGGGGTATTCCAATTGAGCGGCCGAAAGATTGGGCGACATAGGAACATTACTAGAAGTCGGCGTAGGGATAGAAGCCGGAATGATACGCAACCAGCGGAGCAATGAATTAGAGTAAGGATAATTGTTAGTGGTGTACGGATAAGACCCGGTCGACGAGGCAGCAACAAAATTCAGACTCAGATCATTCATATCGAATTTGCTGCTATTCGTCCTCATCTCAGGGTGATACAACTGAAGCGGCACCCAAAAACGGTGAAGCCGAACAGTATAGGGGTTAAATGTTGGAACAGCGAGCGGGTTGCTACGAACATCAATCCCTTGCTCAATGGACACACGATCCCGGGCGTTAATAAAATCGACCCGCACCGGATATAGAATACCCGGTGTGCACGTAAAAGCCTTGCTCTCAGGGACATCGTACCGAGAGTAGCCATTTACGGCGTGTGAGATAAAAGGTTGTTTTCCCATAAATTAAATGTTTAGTTGAAGTTTATAATGGTCTCTCCAAAATCGAAGAATATCAAAATCTAGCCACGTCGGGGGATCGAAATCAGGCATCCTACGAGAGGAGGCAGAGAAGCGCATTATTTGCTTTTGTTCCCACATATACGACGCTCTACGGGATACGGAGGAATTGAGGTTGAACCGCTCAACACACAAAGACACGATACGCTTAACCAGAGGAGACTTGCTGAAACGTGAATAAGAATCAGCAGAGGTAATCGAGCGAACAACGTCGTCTTCCGGTTTAAGATATCTAAGATAATACCGAGGAATCGAGTAGTTATAATCGATACGCTTCTTAAAGTCAAAATAAGACCACGATGAAACACGGGCAGAAGGGCGAGGCATATAACCAAGAAAATCACCAACGCCAGCAGATACGAATTTTCGCGTATAACGGCGATGTTGGAGGAGGCAAGATAAAGGTGTAACTTTTCCATCTATAACGATATTTTGATTGGATATTTCTGCAGGGTTAAATTGAATTTGCTTAGTAACGTATTTGACAACGTATCGCGCACGCTTATGCGTGCCTTTTCCAAGCCAAACAAAGCCAAGATCACCGACAGCCGATCGAATGTCGTTATACAAACAATCGGTTCCAAAGAGAAAGCCGTGAAAGTGAAGACGCGGCGCTGATCCTGTTTCTGGATGGGTGCCAAACTCCTGGAAAAACGCGTGTTTAAAGGAGTGGCCGATCTTATGGCGCACTCGCTCATTCCATCGTCTAATAAACGCAGAAGGATTTCGCAATGCTTCATCGTAATATTTAGGTGCTATAGTTATTGTAATAAAAATAGCCTGGCGAGATTCAGCCTTACAGCGGGCGAGCTCGCGTTCGAGCCTAACAAACCAATCGTTACGCTGACGACGCAGGCAATCCTCACATTTTCCACAGGGAACCATAAGCCACTGACGGGCGATATCCCAGGGGCGGAGAGCCAATGCGGATTTAGCAACATCAGAGCCGTTACGACAGGGATTCTTCTTGTCAAAATAACGACGATTGCGTATCCATAAAGGTGACGAGCAAGGCATTACATCAAACTTTGAAGACAGTCAAATTTAACCCGAGGATGATCACGACAACAGCGGGCGAGATAGTCCTTTGCGGAGACGTGGTCGAGAAACCAAGCAATAACGACACGCCTTCTGCCACGATATGCGCCAATGGAAAAACGGAAGGACGAACTACCAATAATAGGTGAAAACTTAGGTCTAAAATCGAAATAATCCATGATTAAAAAGAATATTAACCTATACAACACGAGCCTAAGCGGGCTGCGCTGTTTCGGGCCTCGATCTCGCGTCCGCGATATCATCGGCTCCGGAAACAATTACTCGCCGCGCTTTTAACGGCTCGAAAAATATATAATAACGAGGGAACCTGCAGGAGAGAGTCTCCCACAGGTTCACCGTATTAGAGGACTCTTCCACCAAGCGGGCGGGTCACAATCTTAGTTCCCTTTCCCTTCTTTCTCCGTCGCGCCTTCATCGTAGTTAAGATCAAAATCAAACATGAGAACTATTGTATTGTCAAAGAACTCGACACTGAAGTCAGAAAAATCTCCACAGGCCGCAATAAGGTCAGCTATTTTCGGGTGGTGAACGTAAAGCGAATCGCTGATATCCGATTTCTCAAAGAAACGCGCAATAGGAGTGTTCGCAACAGCGCCGAGGGGCAGCGGATCAAACTGGCCGTCCTTAAGGCGACCTATCTGGGCGAGGTCAACCTTGAGGGCCGGACTAATTCGCCGGATAACAACATGAATCTGTGTCATAATAATGTGATTTAAAGTTTTGCTTGAAATTCTTTGCAAAAACGCTCCCAGTCAGCAGACTGCTTACGCCAGAACTTAATACCTTCGGGTGCCGCAGAAAACAGGAACGCAGAGGTAATAAGATTGCTCGGGCCAAAGCCAAAGTCGTGAAGAGAGTGTCGAATGTGAGAGCGCAGGCGATCACGAAAACTTTTATAAGGCGCAAAAGCACGCTCGTAATTCGCCTCAAAGGCAGCAAATATTCCTCGGCGGACGAGCCACTCGGTGAATGTGTACTCTACAACGTCGATCAGCAGCTCACTGGTCCTAACGCTTTTACTAGACTTTTTCATGGTAGTGTGATTATTGGTTTACGATGCAAATATACAACAAAAAAGAATAAGAAGGAAGTTCAAAATCAGAATAAAACTGTTTAATATCGGTTGCGACGAGAAGAAGCACCATGAGACTCACCGGACATCTCTTTCAATACATAACCTCTAACGTTACCTTTGCCATCATACATAGTGGTACGAGACGAAGATGAAGAGCCGCCAGTAGAAGTTTGGGCGAAGCCTTTGGCGGCACGAGTCATTCCACCACGGATAATACCAGCACCAGCAACACTACCAGCAACACCAACAAGCGCCCTACCGATCTCAATATAAGGATCAAGCTTAGCATTTCGAAGAGCGACACGGGCCTCTTCAGGAAGAAATTCAGAAGCATTAGCCTGGTTGATGGCGGTCTTATCGTAAAAATCCTTAAGAGACATAGAAACTTTAAACGTCTTCAAGCCAGGATTACCACGAGTGATAGGGTTGGAGCTACGAAGATTCTTTTCGTACTGAGGATTCGGAATTTCAACGTCAAAACGCTTATCCCAATTACGCGAAAGCTCGTTAGCGAGATCAAG